ATAATGAACAGTTTTCAAAAAACGCCATATAGAGCTCAAGTTCGCGCTCATCCGCTTCCTTTTCCCATGGTGCAGAGTTGTAGTTGTATTCTGAACAATATACACCTTTCCATCGAGCACCCAACGAGTCTCCGCTATATAGCACAAGCTCTCTTCGAACATACTGTTTAAGGTGTACCATTTCATGAGCTAATATAGTTAGCATAAAATGATAAGACTCATTTCGGTTGAGTCTTATGACATAGTCAACTTCAGGATCATTAACTCCGCATTGGCAACAATCACCATGTACGCGTTCAGTCTCCGACAAGTCATCAACAATCTCTATTTGCAACTGCATATTTCGAATGCGTGGACAGAGTGTCTTTAAGTAGAAGAGAGCAGCATTTTTTATAAGAGCGTAGAGTCTACGATTGCTGCGTGCTCCCTTTATTTTAATGCCTATCATTATATTGCTACTTATAACGCAAACACGGGATCCTCCTTAGAAGATCCCGTGTTTTTAACTTGTTGTTAAATGAGAATTATGCGTACGACTCGATCATACGAGCAAGATCACCGTCAGAAACTTCAACTCCAGCCGCGATTGCTCCTGCTGCCATGTTTAGGCCGCGGGATAGCTTGCGAAGGTTAGCGCTCTGTTTGCTCTTGCCCTTGCGAAGCAGATCAACGACGTGTAGACGTGATTTGTGATCAAGATTAAGGCCGTCTTCAAGCTTGATATCATCTACGATCTTTTCCATAAAGTCATAGATTTCAGCTTCGGTAGGATCAATATTGATGATAAATGCGCGTGTACGAAGAGCGCCGTCTGGATCAAGTTTGTTAAGATCAAGATTTGAGATAAAGATAATCTTGCCAGTAAATTCGAAATAGCGAGGAATCAATCCTTGGTCAAGTATCTCTGCATCTGACATGTCGTCTTCTGGATCCACGACGTTTTTACCCATCTTGTTCCATACAAGCTTGCGAATCTTTTTGGTATCAGTTGCAGCCTTTAACAGGTTGCGTGCTTCCTGATCGCCGAGTGCATCGTCGCTGTCATCAAAAAAGACAATATCATTTTTATATTTGAAAAGCAATGAATAGAGACCAGCGGCACTTGCTGAGCCAGTGTTTTTAAAGTAGCCGTTGCCGTCACGCAGCCCGAGGCTTGAGAGTATCTTTTCAGTAGTGAATGTTTTACCTACTCCACCTTTACCTGAAACGAAGAGCGCGTTTGACGCTCCGCTTACAGTAAGCTTGACTAGATTTTCAAGATCTTTTAGCTGTGATTCAAATGAAAGACGATCTTGATTTTTTTCAAGTTCGTCAAGCTCAGGAGAGTAACTGTATTTTTCTTTTGCTGCACCCTTTGAAACTGTGCCAGAGACGACTCCGATACGAGCCATAATCTTGCCCTTTTCAGCTTTGATCTGCTTCAAGTCTTTGGCTTTGCCGACCCAGACATACTTGATGCCTTGCTTTTCAATATAGTTTGGATATGCTGCTGAAAGAGCATCAAAGATTTTAACGCCTGGAACGCCATACATGCTATAGATTTTGCTCTTTACAAAGTTTGGGTCAACTAGATAGTCAGCAATCTCATCAAAGATAGCTTCAAAATCATGACTGCCACGAGCTTCATTTAGCACTCCCTCATAGAGAGGCACTTCGTCAGGCATGCTATAAATCTTACCAAGGGTTGCAGTTCCAGCACTTAAAATATCTGCAATGATAGGCAGAGTCTTTACAAGTGATACGCTCTGGTCAAATTCAATGTGGAAAGGAACCGGGTTTTTTCCATTCCAATAGTCTATAGAAGCCAAGTTATTGAGTCCGACGAGCGAGCTTTGTATCCAGTTGAAACGTACACTCATATTACGCTTTGCGCTATAGAGTCGGAGTCCAAAGCCAGTACCACTTGAATTGGTATATTTTTCCAAGCCGGGATATTTGAAAAATGTAGTGCCAGTCTTTTTCTTAAGATAGCGTTGAATGATAAATGCAGCTTTTTCTACAGAGGATGTAGAGAGTGCTTCGGTCAGGTAGCTGGTAAATTCGGTTAGTCGTGACATATAAGCTTATTTATAATAATATTTGTATTATTTATAAAATTACACCTTTATGTCGCTATAGTCCTTATTTTTTCGTTGGCTACTAAAGGGAGTGTGTACCACAGGAGACGAGTCGCTGTCATTCGTGATATTTGCCATAGGATCAGAAATATCATAGAGTCTCATTTTTGAGAGATCAATTCCAATCGTAAAGCGTTTATTTGCAGTAGGGTCGTTATAACGATTCTTAAGCTGCTTTACCATAATCTGGTTCATCTTGTCAAGCTGTTCAGTTCGAATAAACGCAAGCATGAGGTCAGCTGTAGCTGGCAATCCAAAAGATTCTGATGTGTCAGTAATTTCAACGTCAGAATTATTAAACCCTCCACGAGTCACCTGAGTCGCGCTCCAGATAGGCACATTAAACTCTACTGCAAGTCCACGAAGCTCTTCAGCAATACTCTTGATAAAGCTGTATGTGTTTATGCTGCCACTCAGTCCCTTAACGCGAGAAGACGCACAAATATTAAGATAGTCAATATAGATGATGTCTGGTTCAAACTTCTTTTTAAGTTTCAATTCTAGTAACAGCGCCCTAAAGTGACCGACATGAGCCGCTGCAGTAGGATATTCTTTAACAATTAACTTTCCACGAGTGCGCTTAGAGATGCCTTCTACACGAGATTGAAAGTCAGTTTGAGACAGGTCTTTGATTTTATCTATTCGTATGTCAAGTAGGTTGGCATCAATGCGCTCTGCAATACGTTCTTCTGCCATTTCAAGAGTAACATAGAGTACGTTTCGCCCTTGGGCTAGAGCTGCAGCTGCCATGTGACACATACCTAAACTTTTGCCGCAACCTGTATTATGAGAAGAAACCCCATCAGTATAATATCGATGATTTTCATGATCAACAGTAATGTCTACAATTGGTATTTGTTTTCCTGTTTTAGTGACAATACCAATTTGATAACCATCTTCAGTTAAGTATTCTTGTTTTTTATGTACGAGATCTTTAGCATATTGCCAACCATCGATAGTTTCAAATAGATGGTTTTCGTTTACTCGTATAGTTTTACCATTGTTAAGTAACAGCACATATTCATCCCACATTCCTTTATCAACAAAGGCTGATACTGGAACAAATCCATCTGGAGAATCTACTTCTATGGTATATCCTTCATTTAACAAAGTTTCAATTTCTTTAATTGCAATAGTTTTTTCAGTCATATAAAGGCGTGATTTTTATAAATATAATACTAGCAGGAACAGGATTTATTTTTATGAATTTTTACTCTCAAATCTATTATAAACTCTGTAACGAAAATGTAAATAATAAAATTCATTATTGTAGAGGATCAAATATACACAAACATCATATTATCCCACGCCATGCCGGCGGAGGAGAAGATGAAAGTAATTTTACTTATCTTAGTGTTAGACAACATATAATTGCTCATTTTTTGCTGTGGAAAATGCATAGAATGGTTAACGATTTGCGATCAATGCATATGTTAGGGGCAAAGTTAACATATGAACAACGGAGTATTGTTGGTAAATGGTGTCATGAAAATAAGATAGGAATGTTTTCATTTAGCAAAGAAGAGAAGGCAGAAATTTCACGAAAGAACGGTAAAAGAGCTAAAGAAAGAAAAACTGGTATTCATAATCCAGAAACATTTTCTAAGTTTGCATCGCTTGGTGGTAAAGCTTCAATAGTATCGCTAAATAATCCATGGTCATATTGGGCCTCAAAGGAAGGTAGATCAAAAAGAGCCCAAATGGGTGGAAGGATTCACACTGGTAAAGTATGGATACATAAAGGCGATACCACAACGCGATGTCTGTTTAATGAAATTGAGGAAAAAATGAATGAGGGTTGGCAATATGGTATGAAAGATGGTGGAAAAGAATATGTAAATAATGGAGATAGAACATTTCGCATTGAAACCGATAAAATCTTTAAATTAATTTTACGAGGTTGGCAATTAGGTAAAGCACCAAATTACAAACCTAATCGCAAAAGATCTAAACATGAACTTTCTTATGCAGCCTTACTCGAACTTGAGTGTCAGGATGAACACATCCAGCCAAAATAATGTTTAGTGTCTTTCGTGGAATGCCTCCTCCAGTAATTGTATTAAACATATCCAAGTCAAACGGAATTTTATCTTCAGTCTTGTGATAAAACTCGTATCGTTGATCTATATTTTCGAGATAGTCATGACCAACATTTGTGTCAAATGTTACACTTAGCGCTTTGCTTAAGATGCTTGGAATTGCTCCTTCAGCCTTGTCTGGAGACTTGCCATCAATAATAGAGACTGCTTCTATAATAGCAAGATGAACCGCACGATCTTTACACCACTTTTCAGTTTGTTCAAGCAACCACTCGTGCTCTACAGAGTAGTTTTCGTTTAGTGTGGTTATTGTATGCGATATTGCGCCAGAGTCTGGACGACGAATATGCTCAGACTGCTGAAACTCAATTGCGAGTGCCGAGCTGTTTGGAAGTTTATTATATTTTGTAATAAACTGTAAGACAAGAGCATATATTGCTTTATGATGCCCTTCGAAATATTCAGGTTTTAAGTGTGGTAAGGTTTTACGACAAAATGCTTCATTATTTACTAAATTTTTAATTATGATGTCTTGAAGATTATTCTCCATGGTTTCCTATTTTATATTCTTGATTTGAAAGTATGTCCGTTAAAACGTCTCCAATATAGTCTTTAAAGACACGGTCGTTCTGTAAAGTTTCTTTATTGTGTGCTCCTGATGTAGACATTATATTATATGCGTATGATAATGTACACACTTCTTTTTGTGTGTCTTCACTTATTTTTATGTTTGCATATTTGTATATTGTGTCAACGTATGGACCGCTAACGAGTCGTATTGCATAGACCTTGTCGTTTGACGGGTCGTCTACAAATATATAGTCAGTTATTTCGCTTGGCATAGATTTAGTCACATGAGTTTCCATATTTTTGAGGCAGCCAAACATACGATGAAATTACATATTTGGGATTAGAGATTGGAGTCGCTCCCTTGTGTGGATACATATAGTATGGCGGAAAACAGAGTACATTACCTGCTTCTGGTTTTATCGCAATCTCTGTGCCAATATCAAACAGCGTCTCTCCTCCTTCAGCCACGTCGTTAAGATACCAAAACATTACAACCGCACGCTTACTGGAAGGAATGTCGCAGTGATCGGTGTGCCAGTCAAAGATTCCCGTTCCAGGCTCGTATCGTTTTATTCGCGGCGCCTCATAGTCTTGCAACGGTTCATAACATGGCAAACGATCGCGCAGTATGTTGCACGTCTTTTGTAAGTATTGATTATTTACCGCGCTCATGAGTGCCCCCATTGGAGCTCTAAACTCTTCAAACCCTGGATGATCGAGCATATTAATCTCCTCAAAATCAAGGATCTTATTTTTACGTCGTAATTTTAGGGGGTCATTTTCTGATACTGAATCATATCGCGCTATAAGCGCCTCACACATGTCAAGCGGCATCGCGCCCTTTAATAGAAGTATATAGTCAGCCAGAGTTTTCATATCAGACTTCTTCGTCATCTACAACTGGGTCTGAGCCGCCGTCAATCATGTCTCGCAGACCGATTGTATACTTTTGTTTGATATGCGATGCGAACGTTGTCTTTGTAAAGATTGTTTCCCAAAATTCTTTTGTCAACGTCTGTGCTGCCCGTAAGTTTCCAGTAAGTTCGGTTTTTGTTGCAGGGTCATACGCGACATACCATCCGTTTTTAGGCTTAACAACAAACCCGCCCTCGATAGCAATATCAAGGAGCCCACTCCATTTTTGAACTCCACCTTCCCAACTCACGCTGATTGGAATCTTGCTCTTTTCTTTTACAAACCTAGACTTTTCAACGTTAATGATAAAGTGATAGCCTTGGATTTCAGTGCCGTCTTTGTCTTGCTGACGACCAATAATCCAAACGTTGTCGGCGCTGTACATAATTCCTGTTCCGCCACTCACCACAGCTTTGCTAAACATTTCCTGAGTTTGATAGGTATGGTTGATAGCAAGAAGTGGAATGTTTTTCATTGTCAGGTAAGGAGTCACCATGCGAAACAGTCCTTTAAGAGCTTTGGCGCGAGTCATATCGGCAACGCTCTTTTCGTTCATCGCGTCCTCTAATTCCTTTTTCGATGCAAGGTTACCGACGCTGTCAATAACAATAATCACTTTATCCTTGCGATCCATCTGTTCAAGCTGATTAACAATATCAAACTTGAGTTCTTCGATATTTTTAATTGGAATATGCAGCACTCGCGAAGTGTCAATTCCAAAGCTTTCAAAATATTGCTGAGGAGAACCAAACTCGCTGTCATAAAACATGAGGCACGCGTCGGTATGTTTTTTAAGGTATGCACCCGCCATAAGCAACGCAAAGCTCGTTTTAAAGTGCTTTGAGGGACCGGCAAGTACAGTAAGGCCGCTTGTCAGGCCGCCGTCAATGCTGCCGCTTAGAGCAACGTTGACCATTGGCACACTTGTGCTCGTGATATCTTTTTCAGCATAAAAGTCGCTGTCAGCAAGGACGTCGGCTTCTTTGATTCTGCAATTCTTTTTTAGTTTTTCAAGTACTGATGACATAGTTTATTTTCTTTTGTATATTATATATTGTTTAAGACAGAAGTAAATAAGAAATTACGAGTTTAATACAGCGTTTAGTTCTTGACGTGCAACGTCTTTGTCGAGTG